GAATCTAACCACAACATTCCGGTGCATGTTCCCGGTCGTACTTAATATAGAGTGTTTAACTATGCGGCCTTACCCGTTCACGAGTCCTCTATATCTCTTCATTATACTAACTTTCTGGTGCGAAAGGTGGGACTCGAACCCACAACACAATGCTTCTAAGGCATTTGACTCTAACCGTTGGTCTACTTTCGCATATTTGTAAATTCCTCTTTGTATTCTATAATAGATACATTCAGGGGTTACATTTAATTTTTCTCCTGCCTCTTTCATGCTATTATAAACAATACCATTATCATCTATAACTTTTTTTGTATTTTTTATAGATGCTTTTTTACTAGCATTTTTCTGTGTACACAAAACAGAACAAATTATTCTATTTTTATCTATTGTTGAAAAAATATTACCACATATATCGCAAATGTTTTCAAATAATAATTTTTCCTTTTTTAATTTTGGTGGTTTTATTTTAATTTGTTTATTCCAATTTAAAACCCTTCCTTTATACCAACCAGATTCTAATTCACTATCTTTTGGTACTTTTTTACATTGTTGTAATTCTTTATTATAAATCCACATCGTACCATGTTGAGAATTATTTTTACCACTTTGTAAAGTTGACATTCTTTCAGAAAATGAAACTTTTAATTTTTCATATTTTCTAGAAGTAATATATCTATTATTTTGATGATCTTTACTAGTAACAAGCATCATCAAAAAAGCATTGCACATTTTGTAATATTCAATTGTTCCATATTCATACATTTTTGTTAATAACAAATGACAGATAAAATGTTCTTTAGCCGTTAATTTAACTAAATTATCTTTATCATCTGTACCACCTAAACAACGAGGTATTATATGATGTTCTTCGGTATAACCTGTTGGTATGTTTTCTTTTCTTTTTTCAATAATATCATTGTATATGTTTTTATAGTTCATGTTTAATCTCCATGAACTATTTATTAATCTCGAACCCACATAAAGCGGTTTTGCAGACCGCTGCCTCAACCATTCAGTCCACACGTATTGGAGGAATATCATATTTTAACTATGATACACCATTAGCAACGGCAGAGAACCAAGGACTTGAACCTCAACCCACTCCATTAGGCCCGGAGCGTGTGCGCTTACACCAATTCTCTATTAATATACTTAAAATGTTATATCAGCATTTGGCAGGTCGCTACGGATTCGAACCGCAATCTCATGGCTTTGGAGGCCAGAATAATAACCGTTATACTAACAACCTAAAAACTGGCAGGTCTAGAGAGATTCGAACTCCCACTTGCATCTTCTGTCCCCGGATTTGGAGGCCGGTGTTTTTCCAATTAAACTATAGACCCACATTAACTTGTTTTTTCAATTTGTCAAACTCTTTTTTCATTTCTTGAAGTTGTTCGTCACGCCTTTCATTAAAATTTTCAAACTTTTTAAAGCTTTCCAAAAAAGAGTTTATTTCCTTTTCAACCAAATTTTTCGAAATATATATTTGCATAATTAACTCCGGTGGAGCTAGTCGGACTCAAACCGACGACCTTCGCATTGCAAGTGCGACGTTCTATCAACTGAACTATAGCCCCAAAGTGGTATACACAATGCGGTATACCAGCGCCAAAATCGGGATTGTTGGATGGAATCGAACCATCGCCTCCCAGCGGCCAACCGGGCATATTACCACTTTACCACAACAATCGGTGGAGCTAGTGGGCATCGAACCCACCTGATAGCCGCATTGCAAGTGCGGTCGCCACTCCTAGCAGCGCCTAGCCCCAAAATAAATGGTGGGTATGGTTGGAATCGAACCAACGACCCGGAACCTTTCGGCACCGTGTAATCCCTCTTTACCACATACCCTCAAGGAGTTTAAGTTTTTTACGTGGGGATTCTCCTACCGCCACAGAGGCATAACCTCAATTCTTTGGAGCGGGTAATGGGAATCTAACCCATCTCTTCGGTTTGGAAGACCGAGGCACAGACAATATACCATACCCGCCTTTTATTTTGGTGGAGCTTTGGGGGATCGAACCCCAATCAACTGCGTGCAAGGCAGCTATAATCCCATTATACTAAAACCCCAATTTGAAACATTTTACTACATTTTTTCATGGTTGTCAACATGTTTTCGGTGTGACGTGTCAGCCTCGAACTGACATAAACTTGACTCACAATCAAGGTTCTTAACCGATTAGAATAACGTCACCGGAGCGGTAAGTGGGAATCGAACCCACAACTGATGGATCGGAAATCAACCATTTTGCCATTAAACTACTACCGCATCATCTCTTTATCTATAATAACATGGTCTTTCAATAAAACCATATTGCATAGCTGTTTCTTTATCAAGTGAAACTTCTTCGGAGGAATCTGCACGGCCATTTTTTACACACCATACATCCCAACCAACTTTTTCACAATAGTCATCCCAGACACCATAATCCATCAACTCTCTTATAGTAACGACTATACGCATTAGTGTCTCCTATTATTGTGTTGGAGTCTTGTAGAGGATTTGAACCCCTGTGGAACGGGTTGCAGCCGTTCGCCTCGCCACTCGGCCAACAAGACATAACATATTATAACACATCATTCAACTTTGTCAACAAGACAACTGTAATTTTGTGTTTGGGGTGTTGTGTCGGATTTGAACCGACACCCACATGACTCACAATCATGGACTCTACCGATTGAGCTAACAACACCATCACATAAAACTCGGTGCGGGGTGGGAGAATTGAACTCCCGTCTGATGGATGGCAACCACCTATTTTACCGCTAAACTAACCCCGCATTTATTACAGACAATAAAAAAGCCACTTTAAAGTGGCTTTTTGTGATTCAGGAAACATTATACAGTTTCTTTATTCTCACAAAAAGCCATGACAAAGCCCGCCCATGCACATGACCCTGCGCCGTGATGACTGGAATGCGAACCTGAGTTGAACTTTGACATTTCTATTACCTTTATTAAAATCTTGTATGTCGTCTTGACATGCTTACTATTATATAGTGTTTTTTACAGCTTGTCAAGCACTTTTTTAAACTTTTTTCATTAAAAAACGCTTTCTTCGAAAACATTGTCTAGATGTAGCTTGTTATTGACAACAATGTATTTTTCGATAATGTATTTTTCTTCTGGCAACATACCCGTTCCAGAATGAATGTCTCCTACAACACGAGTCTTTATAACAACACTGTCAGTTGTGATCACACATTCTTCAATTGTGGCCTTCATTATAGTCTCCAATTATTCGTTTGTCAACCCCATATGTCAAAAAATATTTGTCTTTTATAGGGTAGTATATTATGTACTCTATGCTTATTTCACCGCTTGATGATTCGTAAAGATATTTTAATCCTTGTTTTTCACAACACTGATAATTTTCATGATTGAATGATAAACTATCTTTCATGTGACATTCGCATAAGCATATTTTGCACATATATTATCCTTATCTCAACTTTTCACCATTAATATTTACAAAATCAATTGTGGTTTCAGGATCAAACGACACATTACCATCTTGGTCTTCTATAAGGTATTTTACATATGTTCTTTCGCAGCAAGGAAAACAATGTTTAATGTTTTTTTCCTTTTATATGGCACTCACAAGTACACATATTGTGAATTGATAATTTTTCTATATTCATAATTTACTCTTTAAATGGTGATTCTTTTTTCGTGTTCGGTTTTAAACTGTATTTTGATTCGTTCATAGATTTATATTTCAATGTTGGTATTATTTCAATCCATTTATGGGTTTTGCGAAAACTAAACCTAACGGTCAAATAAGAATCTCCTTGCATAAAAGGTATATCATCCTTTATACCAAATGCCTCGGATGTATCTTCATTCAACGCATAAAAATTGTCACCGACTTGAATATAATTTGCACCTTTATCAATATAATATTTGGTTATTATTTTATTGAGTTCCGTGGAATCCTCATTCCATAAAATAGTTTGATTTTCATTTATGTTTTTCAAAACATGTTGTATAGAATCATAACACAACATTCCATCAATATTTTCGGTTTCTACAGAAGAACCAGAATGGTATTCACGATGGTCACGATAATGTGTTCGCTTATATCCAATCCAAGGGTTTCCTTTTGGTGTATATTTCTTTTCTGTTTCATCAACCATCATATTAACTAAACTATCAACATGATTGCTTTCGTTTAACATTTTTGAGATATTATCGGTGATATAATTACACTCAATACCTGACCATGTGCTGTTTTCATATTTTAGTCTTGGTGTTCCGAATTGAGCGCCCGACATTTTAACTTCTATGTGTGTATTATCATTCCCATTTGATATTTGTATATCAGAAAGATGAACGTTGCCCCCGGTATGTGTTACCATTAAGTTAGGGGCATAATATTTTGTGCTGTTTACGATTGATAACTCAAATTGATCGCTTTTTTTAGTCATTTTTTCATCCCGTGACTTAAAAAATTATGATAGCTAAACTCTGAGCGGTTTACCATTTTTATTTTTCTACATGGTGTAGAAAAAACATAACCTTCATGACAATTGTTGACATTCATTATTTCAAAGTTTGCCACATGATTTATATGTGTTGTGTTGTATTCAGAAACATAATCATCAATTACTTTTATTAAACTGTTTTTACATATCACCGTAAAATTATAAAACTCAATGTAATTATGAAACCAATCCGCATTGTATATATTCTTTGATGTTTCAAGAAACTTTTTATATTCTGGAGTTCCCTTTACTTCAAAAAAGTTCTGATGTTTTTCCTCAAACCATTCCGAAAATGTTTTTGCTGATGGTGTTATGTTGGTACGTATACAATTATTAAAATAACGCTCAAGAGGCAAAGACTTTGTTGACAGAAATTGTATTTGTTGAATCATATCAGTGTTAAAAAAACTTATAATTTCATTTTTATATTCTTGCCATTCTTGGTATTTCAACAACATTTTAGTAAAAAGTTCTTGGTCTACCTCTACAGTATTGTTATGGTTTGATTCATGTTTAACATCATCAAAGTATTGACGCTCTACAAAATTAAGGTCATAGTATGTTGTGTGTATTGAAAAATTAACAATAGAATCAGTGTTCAATTTATATTTTAAAACATTTGGTTGATATATGTTATTTTCATTTTTATTCCAAGATATTAAGTCTGCCTGATATATTAAGTTGTTTTTGAAATCACCTTCAATTGATAAAAAACAAGTTTTTAATTTTTCTGCCAACTCTTCATCTTGTGTATTTTGATATATTTCGTCAATAGAGAAAAACATTTTTCTATTTTTATTGAATATAGATTTCGTGGCTATGAAAAACTTATCATCCACGCAGCCAAAAAAGATAGATGGGCTTCCATCTATCTTTATAGAAAACTTTGGCGAATAAACCATGTCCAAGAAGTTTAGATTTGTGTTTGTAAAATCTCCATAATATAATGGTTCTTCAAGGTGTTTTATGTGTTCATTCATCGTCGTCAACTCCGAATTGAAGTTTTTGTTTTTTAACTGGTTTTTTGCCAAATGACAATTCTTCATCATCATGTATCTCGACACTTTCTTCTGGTTTAGATGAAGGTGTTGAAACAATATTATTCATCACCATTTTTTGTACTGTATCAACATCAAATAATGTCATTTTTGGTCTTTCAACACCCACCAAGAATGTATTCGGGGCAAACAAATTACCATAGCGATTTTTCAACTGTTTTATTTTCATATGACCAAGTTGTTCTAACTCCGGCAATGATATAAAACCAAACATTAAGTCTGCTGTCATTGAAACTCCATGAGAATCAGAAACCTCATTCAATTCAAAATCTGACGCATTTTGGCCGTTACGGTTTGTTTGTGTTGGAGCACAAACAACACAATTAAATTGCATTGCAACACTACGTAGTTCTTCGGCAACAGCCTTAACATAAGCGTAACTACTAGAACCCATAGGTATACGATAACTGGCAACCAAGTTCAAATAATCGACCATTATAACATCAGGTTTGAACTTTTTCTTAACAGCCAACTCCTGTAATAAATGTCTCAAGTGATTGGCATTAAATGTACCAGTTGGGTATTCTTTAACGATAATTTTTCCAAGGCGTTTAGACTTCAACTTGTTTATTTTTGTTGAAAAAACTTCCTTTGAAATGGTTGATAATTCTTCTATATTAAGGTTCATCAACTTTGCGTCCATACGCTCAGCGATACGTTCTTCCGCCATTTCCAAGGTGACGTACAAAACATTATAACCTTCGGTAAGAAGATAAGAAGTCCAGTCAGTCAAAAATAATGATTTACCAACACCTGTTGGTGCAACTGGAACAATTAACGATTTTCTAGGAACGCCTCCCTTAGTTATATGATTAAGCATTGTCAAACCAAATGGTATTCTTGATTGGACATCATGATAGAAATCATAACGCTTTTCAAAATCTTCCATATAATCATGACCAATATCAGTGTCAAAAGATATACTAACTGCTTCTTTTAACATATCAGGTATTGATTCAAGGGTTTGTTTTTTGTTTTCACCAGACACAATAGAATATGCGTCCAATACTGCTAATTCGCAGGCACGATTAACAACATATTTTTCGGTGGTGTTAATCATCCAATCAATATTTTGGCGTTTAATACCTGATTGAACACTATCAGAAAATAGTTTATCTATGAGTTTTTGTGATTCTTTGTATGTTAGCTCTGGCAAACCATTTGCCTTTTCAAGCTCAATTTCTAAAGCTTCTTTGGTAGGTATTCTATTATATTGGTCAAAAAAATCTTTTGACATTTTGAATATGGTTGAAGCATCGGCGCTTTCAAACACATCGTTTTTTATATATGGTAAAACTTTTATTTGATAATCTGGTACGTGAAGAAGTCCAGATAAAATAAGGGTTTCTGTTGATGAACTCATTTTTAATCCTTTATATATTTTCCTAGTGCTACAATGTGCCCTATTCATGAGCACATTGTAACAAACTGTAACCATATAGTCAAGGTTGTTTTCAGATTTTTATGACGTTTTTGATAGTTCTCGAAGCGCAATGTTACTACTTAATACATTTAATTGGGCTTCATACTGATCTTCTGTTGTTTTTATGCCATTATAATAAATGTTTTCATAAAAAGTTCTAAAATCAACATGACTTTTCTTATAAGATACTTTCAAAAAGTTTATGATTGTATCTTTAAATTGCCCTTCTAATATTATTGCATTAAATGATAGTAACTTTTTATTTTCTTCTGATTCTTTTTTGGAATCAACTATTTTGTATAATGGTATATTATCGTTTAAAATTGCGTAATTTACTTGAAGGATATTTTTCATTTTATTCCCCTTTGGGAAGAAGATTAATCTTCTTCCAACTCACTAAGGTTAATATTAGAAACTTGATCTTCCGGGTCTTGTTGCAACAACTCTACTTCACCCAATGCGTATCGGGTATGGCATGCTTCTTTGAAATCGGTATTTTCGAATATTGGTTTCCAAAACGCTGCGGTGCTGGTGTCCTTTGCTCTCCAAGATTTATCACCTTCAACACAAGGGCGTGAATACCAACCAACCTTCGGTTTTACTACATGACCAGTTTCAAGGGCGATATCAAGCAAACCAGACCATCTATTGATACCCCTTTCATATGTGACAACAACTGGAAACTTCGACTTTTCCTTGACGGCACGGGATTTGTCGGCAACCAATGTAAATTTATAACCAGCAACCTCATCATTTTCCTTTTCTTGTGCTTTTGTGATGATGAAAATTGTATTTGAAGAGTATACACCACCAGTACCACCACTGACAACAGTTTTCGAAAACATTTCTTGTGTTTCGTATGTGTGGTTGATAACAATACATGGTATATCATTAATTGTTAGATAGGGTGTAACCATGCGCCATAATGATTTCAATTGTTTTGCTCTAGTCATATCGGCAACCGCTTTTTCATTAACAGCGTCTTCAACTTCCTTTTTGGAGGCTAAGTTACCCACCGAGTCAATGAAAACTATAACATTTTCTTCTTTTTTGATATCTTGTAATTGTTTTACAATATCAAACTTCAAATCTTCAATATTTGTAATTGGTAAGTGCAAAACACGTTCCGGGTCTATACCAGCAGATTTTAGATATTCAGGTGTACAGCCAAACTCAGAATCATAATAAAGGCAAACTGCATCCTTATGTTGATTGAGGAACGAGCGGACGAACATAAGACCAAAATTTGATTTAAAGTGTTTTGATGGCCCCGCAAACATAGTTATTCCAGCGCCAAAACCTTTGTTCAAGTGTCCGGAGCATGCCAAGTTAAAAATTGGAACATCTGTGATTGTTGTTTTTTTATTGAAGAAGAAGTTAGAATCAGCCAAAACATTGGCGTGTTGAATATTAGTATTCCTTTTTAGACGTGCTAATAAATCTTTAGACATATATATTTCCTTTATTTGAGTTATGTGTATAAGCAGTAATATTTATTACTTTCCTTGTATGCCCTATTTTAACTTATTTTAAAAGAAATGTCAAGTTATTTTTAAACTAAACAAAACAACAGAAAAACTAAATAATTTTAAACTTACTTCGGAGATTATTATGAGTTTAAGTGATGCAGTTACATTGGACGAAAACATTGTTTACGCTCCGATGAAAAATAAACCAGCTTTGGAAACCCAATATACATCAGGCGTTACTGCTGATAAACCCTTCTATATACGTCATTTACAAAATATAAATGACAGAAATAGAATTAAGTTTTGGTATTTTGATCATGCTGGCGTTCAAATTGACAAACCAACATACAAATATTTTAAAGCAAAAGCTCGCAGGGGTGTTTTATTGGATTATGTACCGGGCTAATAAAAAGTACATATTATGTTTGTAATAAAAAAGGACGCTAAGCGTCCTTTTTTTACCATTTCGTATACAAGCTTATGCCATAATTCTCATAGTCTTTCTTAATATCTTTACCAGTTTCACATAATACAAAAGAAACCTGTAGCATGTTTTTAATACACTCATGTAGTGCGTCATAACGGTTCAATTGATATTTTTCTTTACAATATTGGTCTATGCCGTATAATTTAGTTGATCCCGATATGATATCAAGAGCGGTTCGTATATCACGTATATTCCAAAACTCATACGGCATCTTTTCATTAAATGTCTTATACAGCGATTGCATAAGCGTTGCATGAAATATTGTTCCATTAAGCATTATCATCGTTTTGTCATTAAGGCCAATCTTTTCACAATAGTCATTAAAGACGTATGGTAGTTGAGAAAGGTCTATCTTACTTTCAGGCTTGAAAACCTTATTTTGGGCCTCTATTGGCTGTTTCTTCCACCATTCTATAGTATCTGATGAAGAAACCCTGCCATATGTTTCTTTTTGATTTTTAACGGTAAAAAAGTATTCTTCACCATTTTTTAAAAGTTTTTCAACATCAGCATTAACACCAAGGTCAGACCATTTCCCGCCAACGAATGCTACGGATAAAACAGTAGCATTCCAAGGGGTGTCGTTAAGTGTTTCAAATTTAAATGTTAACCATTCTGCGCTCATTATATATTTTTCCTAATTATGTAAATTTTTTAAACAAACAAACCATCTAGATTTACAGGTTCTTCCGCATACCAATTACGGATTGCAAGAACCGCACTAACTGGTTTAATAAAATAGTCATGGAACATAGTTTCACGATCCACATATTTATCAAGCTCAAACTCAGGTGGTAATTTGTCTACTATTGCTATTTTGTCGTTCTTATATGGATTTGGTACTCTAACCTCATAAAGCTTTATTTTATCACCGGACACAATATTCTTGTATGTGTGATCAATTGCAAAATATTTTATCAAACGATTATATGTCATTGCCGCTTTAACGTGGCCGGGTGCGCCTTTGGCGAAATTGCCAAGCTCTTTGGAACCATTTTCATGCTTTTCCAAATCATTAACCCCCGTTGGTTTCCCTATTAATGAAATATCCATTTCAAAGTATTCTTTACGAATACCCTCAACTTCTTTATAAATGTCTTCCTGTGTTGAGGTATACATCATTTCATAAATCTTTTTCATCTTTTCACGGAAATATTTTGGTGTTGTTGATCGAATTGCCTCAAGACCAGTAATTTTCAATTTTGGTTTAGAATAACGAACTTTTTCATTATCGTAAACATACATTGTATAACGTTTCTTTTGAACAAATACTCCGGCACCAATTGCTTCACGTTTCATGAAAATACACTGCTCAAAACCATTCATTTCCCCCATGATAAGATCGTCAAAACCCTTTTCTATAGTTTTTTCCAATCTTGAATCACAAAACTTATCTAAAAGTGTTGTGATTTCATCCTTTGACTTTTTATACCAATTTGTTTTTGGAGAATAAACAACATCAGTAAGATCAATATAGTTAGAATCTGTATCTATACCAACAATACGATCTTTTTCCACACCAGTTATTTTATTAAGGTCATCATTAATAAACTGCGCAGATTTTTGAATAAGTGCTTGACCTGTTAATGTAATTGCTTCTGCCATATATTTGTTATAGAATCTAGAGTATCCAGAGCCAAGATAACCATACAAAGAATTGATAAGAATCTTAATAGCCTGTTCAATATTTTTCTGTATAATCGCTTTTGCTGAATAATTTTCCATCAAATACTTCAACTGTTCATTAGTCATTTCGGTTAATTGATCATGTTTATACAACTGGAAAGTTGTAGTGTTATCACGAACAATTTCATCAACCTTTACTCCACGATTAACAAATACTTTTTCTATATGTGCCGCCGCCTTTTCATAATCTTTACCTAAGCTCTTTTCAGCCTTACGCTGATTGAAGTAAAACTCGTTTAGCTCAGGGATAATACCTTGTTTGTCTTTCTTGAACATTGCACCATTAGCGGTCAAACATGCGTTCAGGCTATGTGCCAACTCACGGGCTTTTTGATACTTTTCGGTATTGAAAATAATATCGTTTGGTTCCAATGGTATAAACGTCGTTGGATTCAAAATAGTTTCCATCGAAATGTTAAATGTACGTTCAATGCTCGGATAAAGAGATGTGGCGTCAATAGACAACAACCATTCGTAATACCCAGATAACGGGTCTTTAACATAGCCACCACCATATGTTGCTGAATCACCACTGATAAAGGTTGGAACCATTATTTTTCTTGAACTCAACGCATTAGTAATGATAACATCCCAAATACGAATAGTGGTGAATATATCAAACGGTAGTATTTTTGCCTTGTAAGCAAGCGTACATCCCAACGAAATGAAACCAAGCTTTTCATCAAGTTTACGTACCAAACGAACGTCATGGATGTTATACTCGACAAATGTTTGCCAATGATTAGTATAAAAATCTTTGAAAGAACAATCATATTCAACTTTTTTGTCACCTAATTCCAAGTTTGCAATATAATCAAGCTTGTAAGACTCTGCCTGATTTCCCGAAAACTTTTTATATAGTTCAAGATAATCAAATATATTAATTCCAGCTATCTCTACCTTTATAGTATCTTTACCAAAACCATTTTTGGCATTTCTCTTAGTTACAATTTTCCAAGGCGAAAGCATTTTGACAAAATCTTCACCCAAAACTAACTCTATGCGATTAACCAAATACGGCAAGTCGAATCCTTCAATGTTCCATCCTGTAATATAATCTATATTACTAGAAACCCAAAGTTGTATAAATTTTTTCAGTAAGTCTTTTTCATCCAAACATTTTATAAACTTGGCATCTTTATCATTAATTACAGCATCTTTGTAACCAAAACAATATATTTCGCCTTTATGACCATTTCCATTTAAAGACAATGATATCAAACTTATCTTTTCATTAGCCTTTTCAATATCAGGAAACCCATATTCGGTTTCCGTTTCAATATCGACATTACCAACAACTAGATGTTCAGTATTGAAAACTCTTGAAAGGTCGCCGGGATACATTTCATTCATCATGATATATTCATAATGGGGAAACCCGAATATTTTATGCTTCATTGTTTCGTATGTATCGAACCATTGCTTTGCGTCGTATTGTGATGTAAAATCCATCTTAATTAATGATTTGCCAAGCAATGTTTTGTATTCAGACTCTTTGTCAGTCTCAAAATAGTAAGACGGTTCGATGCGTCTTTTGTAGCGGTTTTCTATGCCGTTGTCATACTCTCTAACTAAAACATTATTTTTGTGTACATAAAAGTTTTTGTAGTATTTTGCCATAAATTTATTCCCTTTGCCCCTATGGGTTCCTATTATTTCTTTTCGTAAATCTTATCTAATTCTTTTCGTTGTTCTTCGGTCAAAATATCATATATATCTCTAGCCTTATCAAAACTCACATTGTAATACTTGATAATATTTTCAATTGTTTCATTCTTTTCAACCTTGACCCATTTATTAAAACGTTTCGCAGGCGGTATAAGATAAAGTAAAAACTCATAATGCATCAAGTTACTTACATTAAATTGAGACAGACCTCTAATGTTCAATTCATTGATGAAGAGGACGCTATCAAGGCTATATGATAATGAGCGTAAAACTGGAAAAGGTGGGTATTGTTTTTCTGCGGCTTCTGGACTATCTGATTCACGTATAATGTTTATTTTTTCACGACTGTTAATAGAGTTCAATGCCTCTATAAATCCCATTTCTGCCATACTTTTCTCCATGTGTGTGGTAGTATACCTTCAATGTTACAATTTGTCAACATTTCATTGCGAAATGTTGACAATATCTTGTTCCAATAAATTAGATACCGAAATATTATTAACTGTTTTCTTTAAAGAATTATTATAAATCAAACGGTCAAGACCAATTGCAATTTCTAAAACTAAACACCTAATTTCTTTATTTTTCATTATAGGCTTGTACTTAAAGTCATTTCGCAACGAAACACTACTTATTTCCATCCACTTATCATTATTAAAAACTTCAATGTCTATTGTTTTTAGAGAGTATGACGGTAATCTATCAGACAAAACTATTCTAGTTGGAAGTGTCAATAATTCACTAAACATGTTAGCAAGTTTTTCAATAACATTACGTTGATAATCATTTTTTGTATCTTCTGAATAAATGCACTGAAACTCTAATTGGTAAAACTCTTTGAATCGGCAATGTTTAGTCGCTTGGTCTTGTTCCTTACGGAAACTTTTACTTGCTTGATACACACACAATGGTAATTTTTGTTGCTGATTGAAAAGATGCTCCGCATAAAAATAACTTGCCGATGTAGTTTCAGGCTTCAAAGCTAAATCACCAATAAAATAAACATCCTCTTCTGTATAATTACTATTAACGTATTCAGTTGGTATTAATGAACATGATTCTATTTGATGAAAATCCCATGCTCTATTCTGCTCCCAAAGTATATTTTTTATTTTTTCAGATATTGTAGCAATGAAATGATTTCGTAAAGAAATATCGTCGTTAGTGTAAAAAGGCAGACCATTATAATTATACAAATGTAGCATTATATTATTCCATATATTTTCATTAGTTTTATTTGTTCATTTGTTAATGGTACTTGACGCTCACGATTTATAGAACTTATAATTTTCGCTTCGGTTTTTTTCTTATCTTCAATTTGATGTTCATACCACCATTCATGTAATGCTGGGTTTTGTGCAAAGTCATATCCTTTTTGTTGTAATATTCTACAGGTACTACACAATAAAGATTTTATTTTTTCATATTCAGCAATCTTTTTTCTTTCTTCTTCTCTGTCCATTGCCGATTCGGCATCATAACATGGCATATCAATTCTCTCTTTTATTTTCTAAGTATTTTACAATTACATTCCAATTAGGATATCGCAGTGAACCATAATGTATCAATTCTCCGGTAAAGCTATCTTGACCTTTACCAAAAGTAATGTCATCAATTAAATATTGACCAAGTAGCAAACCTTTATGCGGTGCAATTATTAATTGATGACATTTATCATGGCCGAAATACTTTTCTATCCATAAACGTTTTTCTGTGTATGAGTGAGCGTTTATGACAGATGGCGCAGTTAAAAACCAAATGTCATAATCGTCCAAGCTATCAATATATTTTACTGATTCGACTGCATATTCTAATGGTTCTAACCCAAGATAAAATCCCACAACACTTTGCGGGTAGTCCAAGTTATATGGATTTTCTAACATTGCCTTTCTATAATTAGCAATAGTATCATCCATATCAACGTATACAATTTTTGATAAATCATTTTTCATAATCAGGGTCTTTATAATTTGGTTTCTGATAATACCACTCTGGGTTTGTGACAATAAGCACACCAGCACGTAATAATTCTTGATTACCGTCTCCGGGTATATTATTCAGTAACATATAAGTATGATCTGCTACTTCTTCCATACCTTCTATTTTCATATTCAATTTAGAATCTTGAATATGAAAATTTTTTAGCCAATAATCTATTGGATTTAGATACCATGTACGTTCTTCATCTGCTTTTATTGCCATTATACCAGTATTTTCATAATACGGGACGTAATCTATCAACAATCTCCAACTTTGAATGTTATATGTTTTCCCATTGCCAATAGATTGTATTTTTGTTAAATCACCAACAGTTTCCAAATATTTGAAGAAAATGTTTTCTTTTGCCAGTTTGTATATTATCATTCTGTTTTACCTTTGGTAAACATTATAGGCTCATTGCCAAAACAAACCTTCCGTCATTGAACTCTGACGATGGTCTTACCCATATAACACCATCTTGCAATGAAAGGTACACTACCATTTTTGTTTTATCTGCTTCATTTAAAACATTATTACTAAGGACACGATAAAAGCCGCCGCTTTTCACATGCTTAACAAGGTTTCCATCCTTAAACTCTTTCTTAGCAACTGTATATTCAATAGTTGCCTCAATCATATAATCAAAAGATGATTCATAATATCCGGTAATAGGTGTTATTGAATACAAATTAATATCTTCTTTAATGTCTTTTGTTATAAATGTTTTTATTGCAGTAAGCTCGTCAATAATACCCAAAGAAATTTTATACTCACTCTGATTAAAGACAACAGTTTTTGTTAAAAGTGTTCCGTCTGTTGGTTTTTCATCGTTTCTCTTATCGTTGATAATACGGCTATCAAGCATATTAACTGCGACATCAACCATCGCAGTTAAATCTTTCAATATATTCATTTTGTTTCACAATCCATCATTATTTGAGTTAAAAGTGCAACTATATTAATTTCTTTATCTGCAACAAAATTATCTTTATATTGATAATCTGCAAGATGAAGAACTAGTTGCGGCAAACTATCATTCACGATAAATGTATTGGATTTATCATAAATCTTTCTACATAAGGCTGTCATTTCCAAATTTGGTGTTGATGCAACCCATTTACGCATTCCTGTAAAGTTTTTCTTACACAATATTTCAATTAGGTCATCAATACCAGCAGATTCGACAGCATTAATTGTTTCAGAATCTATTTTACCAATTGCAGCTATACGCTGAACTGTGTTAATTACTTTTCTGAAATCCGGAAAGTATTTCTTTACAATCTTTCCTAAACTTACCTTATCATATTCAACTTCATTATCATCCAATATTAATGATGTTCGAATAAACATTTCCTTAACCATATTTTGATGTTCATCAGCCGGTATTGTGAAGTCAATATTTGTACATCTAGAATGAATTGGCTCCATCAAACGATTAGGAAAATTACAGGTAAGTATAAATGTACAATTCACCGAAAACTCATCAATAAAGTTACGCAAAGCTGGTTGAACTGAATCAGTAGTCAAGTAATCAGCTTCGTCTATAATTACACATTTTCTTGTGTCATCAAATGAATATGTGCTTGCAAACTGAGTTATTTTAGTTCTAAGGGTATCAATTAGGCGTCCTTCGTTTGAACCATTAATTACCATTACCTCATACCCCAATTCAGCGCATAGTGCCTTGGCAAGAGTGGTTTTACCTGTTCCGGCAGGGCCAGACAATAAAAGGTTTGGTAGTTTACCACTTTTAAGAAACCCTAATGCCGATTTCTTTGTGTTTTTTGGCAAAATACATTCGTTAACAGTTGTCGGTCTGTATTTTTCTGCCCAAATAGCATGCTCTAAGTTATACATTATTCTCTCTTTGTTTGAAATGAACAGGGTTTTGAAAACCCTGTTGAATGCTGGGTTACTTGGTAATTGTTGCTGCGATATAATAAGTCACACGATCACATTCAAGCATTGTCATTTGAGATTCAAAAATTGTTACGTTATAATCTTCTGGCAATAATTTGAAAACTGATGCGTCATAGACAACCTTGAATGTTTTTTCAGTGGCACCAATCTCAATTTCAAAAACGTCACTCGCTGGGTTTTTTATATCTTGTGTCATGACGTATATCTTTCCATCTTTTCCTTCGATAACAATATTTTGTGAAGAAAGGACACTAGATGCCTTCATAATACGAATGAATTGCTCATTAGTTATTTTAAAGGTTGTTAAAACAGGAGGTGATTTAAGCTTTTTGTCGTAGTCAAAAGAAACGATTGTTTTTGGGTCTGAATATTGATACTTGACGTAACGATTATCTTCACCGATTGATACATAACGATCATTAAAATCTAATTCAGGGTCTTTATACAAAGACAGTACCGACAAAAACTTAGAGAGGTCAAATACAGCAAAATCGGTAGGTATTGTTTGATCCAACGTAGCCATACCAATCACAGTGTTAGAAGCAGAGCGTGTTTTAACAACGTTTCCTGTCTTAAATTGTATGTTGTTACAAATAGCCGCAAAGTTCTTCAATACTTCAATAGAGTTTTGGTTTAATTTCAATTTCATTTTAATTCCTTTATATATGTGTTTGTTCCATATGTGGTGTATTGTATAGTATGTGTAACTGTTTGTCAATAGCCTTAAAGAAAAAAGGAACTTTCGTTCCTTTAGCTTTTTCCAGTCATAATGTAGTTAATAAAATAATCTGCTTGTTTAACTAACAATTCTCTGTTTTTATCTTTATAATTATCGAAAATGAATTGTTGTCGTAATTGTCTAATATATTCTTCTTCCAACTTATTTATAGGCACATACACATTGGGGTTTTTATCTTCATCGTGTACAATATCTATTATATTATCAACGAGACGCAAAAGTTCATTGTCAGTGCCATCGAGCTTCATAACATTAAAATTTATGGTATAATCATTTATTAATTTTTTGATTTTATTTTTCATTATTATTTCCCTCAATTATTTTTATTATCTTTTCTTCATATTCTTTTGGTACGGTGCAGTGACGAATAAAAGTTTCATATTCTTTGTCGCTCAGACCTAAGAAAACACTAAGGGAATCAGAGGCAGAACAGTCATGCCAAAAGCTAATTAAGTCAGTTATAAAATCTTCTACATCTTTTCTCATATTTCTGCACCTATTTCTGCGTGTATACCAACCAAAAGATCAATTGTAGATTTTCTCAAATCTTCTGGGTCTGCTGTCATTTCACTCAAATCTAAATTATTGACATTTTCTATTATAAGCTGGGTAAGAGTTTTGTTTGCCGTATCAATATCCATATCATCTGACATTTCAACAGAAGAAAGAACAACATTCAAGTCGCTTGGCATTTCCATCAATGATTTCTTAATAAATTGCTCAAACGCTAAGTCATCTTCTTTTTTTATACAAATTAGTTTGATATACTTCCCTTTAATACTATCAGTTGGAGGGTCTATACGAACTATTTCATTTTCAAGAGTGTTCCAATACTCCATTTTGTGAAATAGTGTATGGGGATTGACAGTGAAATTAATTTCATGTGTATTTGTGTCAAGAATCCAAAACCCCTTTTTATCGTTCCAATCATTCCAATTTAATTCATACGGTGTTCCAGTATACAAAATATTTCCCCTGTCACATTTTGTGTGAAAATGGCCTGATATTACTTTGTGAAAGCGATCAAATATTTCTATATCCATTCCTGTTTCGCAAACATGACCACGATGCATTTCAAAACCTTTCAATTCAAAGTGCCCGGCGACATAATCACAAACAGTATTGTTTATAAAGCTTATAGACTCAGCGTAGTTAGAATTGTTTATCCAAGGTATTATTGCACATGTAAATGTATCATTATTTTCGTTTAATGTCAATTCAGTTAATGTTGAGATAACATGTATGTTTGGTATATCACTCAATAACAAATTTGGTGAGTTTATGTGATTGGAACTTTTTAATGCAGTATCATGATTTCCAAGTAAAACATATATTTCAACATCATAATCTTGTAATAGTTTAGGGAAATATTCTTTTAATGTATGAAGAGTTTTGAAGTTAATATATTGGCGGCGATCAAAAAAATCACCAACCTGTATAACTTTCCTAATACCATTTTCTTTAAGATATGGAAAAAACACATCAATAAAAAACTTTTTTTGATACTCAGCAAGTATTTCGGAATCATTCCTGATTCCGAAATGAACATCACCTAAAAATGCTATTTTCATGTGATGTTCACCTTACGACACTTTAATGGAAAGATTATCTAACATTAAGTTTACGTTATTGCAATATTCAATCGGGTTGAAAACATTATCATCATAACAAACCATATAAGAAGTTATTATATTGTGGGTGAAGTTAGCATCTACTTGTATATTGTTTATTGTATCCATTTTATTATTCCTTTTAAGAAGCCCATATATCATCAAGGGTAGCAGCCTTGCTCTTTTTTACTTTTGTTTTTTTCTTATTGTTTTCTTGCTTATCTTCAAAACGTTTGATAAAATCAGTAACATGGTCTAAGTCTGGAAGAACTATGTTATCATGTAAATGCTCGGAATTATCTGCGTTTGTGTCACGTTCTGAAAGCTCTGATAAAACTAGAGATTGCATCAATGCTTTATATTTGACATACGTTTCCTCTTCTTCAAGTTTTATTCGGTCAAGGTAACGGTAATATGCTGTTTGTGTAAAATACGAAAAAGGGTTTTTTGTTTGATATATGTCGAAAGAATCAATATACTTTATACATTGTTCAACGGCATCACCTATCATTTCATCTTTAAAAGGTAAGTTTGCGAAGTTATATTTCTTGGCCAAATTAGTGCATATCTTTAATATGCATTCGCCTATCTTATCTGATATCTTAGGGGGTTTTGCTTCCAATCCCATTTCTAAATCTGCTTTATACTTATCAACACGAATACGGCGTTCAACAAGAGCCTCATAAAATTCTTGTTTATCGACGTAGTGTCTTTCCTTAGCAGCTACTGGCTTATCCTGTCCAATCTTAATGATTGTAGACTTTTTATACTTATGTTCTGGATTATAATTCATTTCCATTATATTTCACCTTCCATTGGTGTTACTAAACAATTACATTATATTACATTGGTTAACATTTGTCAATCTTTTTTTCAATTAAAAAGAAATAAATGACGAAATGATGGAAAATTGTACATTTGATCGGAAATATGTAAAAAGTGCTTGACAAGATTTTTAATATGTGTGTATAATCCTGCGGAGCAAAGGTTGTTGAGCAAGCCTGAGTGTTGAAAGTACGGCCTTGCCAGAGGCCGATATGAAAGGTTATGTGCTGGCCCAAGAATAGATAAAGATGCAACTATACAAAATGAGCTAACGCTGTCCGTAGGACACTTGATGAGTGTAACGAATCAAGTCATATTTTAATACAAAAAACTCTAAAACACAATGGGTTCATTTCATTCACCCATGTCTGCGACAAATTACAATTTTTAACTTTACACACCAGACGAAAAATGGCATAATATCATTTTTAACCACTTTGAGATAAACATGAAAGAATTATTTACCCGTGGTGTAGTTGACTTTATACCACCAATTAATAAACCAGTATTAAATGTAAAAGCTGGTTTTGACCCCACATCACCACATTTACATCTTGGTCATTGTGTTCTTTTGAAAAAGTTACGTGATTTTCAATTAGAAGGACATAATGTCATCATTATTATAGGTGATTTTACTGCTACTATAGGTGATCCTACAGGTAAAAGTAACACCAGAGTTCAGTTAAGAGAGCATACAGTAAAAGAGAATGCGGAAAAGTTTTTAAGTCAAATATTCCGCATCCTTGATAAAGATAAAACTATTGTAAAGTTTAATTCTGATTGGTGGTCTAAAATGACTGCTGCCGACATGATTAAACTTTCATCTTCCATTACTGTTTCACGAATGCTTGATCGTGATGATTTTAAGAAAAGATTTGAATCACATGTTTCTATTTCAATGCATGAGTTTTTATACCCATTACTACAAGGCCATGACTCAGTTATTGTTAATTCTGAT